CTCACTTCTTTTCCGGGCCCATGTCACGTGTGACACATAATGTCACAGTGACACCGTGTGCCACCGGTGCTATCCTGGCGGCATGTCGAGGGCTCCGAGTCCCAACCCGACTCCCGCTGCGATCCGGCAGCGTCGACATCGAGGTCAGACCCACCTCCTACCTCCCTGTGAGCGACCCCCGCCCGCAGCGGCAGCACCGGCAGCGGCAGCACCCTCCGCAGCAGCCATCCCCCCACCCGCGCCCCCCTCCCCCCCGCTAGCACATCCCCGCCCACTGGGCAGCTCACTCGTCGAGGCGGAGGCCCTCGCGTGCTTGTTGCGCTCCCAGGTCGAGCAGGCGAATCTCGACCCCGTCGAGGTTGCTCCGTGGGCGACCCGAGCGTCCTTGGCCAGCTCCTACCGGGCCGCGCTCAACCAGGTCAGCGTCCTCCGCGGCGAGGGCGAGCTCTCGGAATCCTCTCTGTCTCGGCATGTCGTTTTCAGGCGATTCCTGGACGCTGTCCTGGAGGTCCTCGCGAAGCACCCTGCGGCCCTCCGGGCGGTCCGCGATCGCATCGCCGAGATGGTTGGCTGATGGGCCGCCGGGCGTCGACAGTCGGGGGGGAGTGGCTGCACGCTCTGGATGCCGCGGTCGCGAAGATCGATCAGGTCTCCTGGCCCAACCCCAAGTGGGCCAAAGACCCCGTAGGCTTCGCGACCCACATCCTGGGGGTTCAGCCTTGGGGATTCCAGATCAAGGTTCTTGAGCGACTCGCGGCAGGGGGTCGACATACGGCCATCTCAGGTGGCCGAAAGATCGGAAAGGACTGGATCGGAGCAGTCGCGGCTCTTTGGTGGTTCGCGAGTTTCGAAGAGGCGAGGGTTCATTGTTTCGGTCCAACCCAGAGACAGATCGACGAGATCCTCTGGCGGCAGATCCGCTTCTTGTGGCTGGGCCACGGCAAGTGCATCGCCTGCAAACGGACGCATCCTGACGCACCGGCCCCCTGTCCGCACTCGGCGATCATGCCCGGTAAACTCGGGCTGACCTCCAAGACGGGCCTGCGCGCTCCTGACATGCGGCAGATCATCGGGATGACCTCTGCGAGCGCGGGTGGGGTCATTGGCATGTCAGGGCGCATCCTCGCCATCGAAGATGAAGCCGCGCGAATGAAAGATGAGATCGACGAGGCCATCGTAGGCAACCTCGCGGCCTCGGGGTGTGCGCGGCTGGCCATCTCAAATCCCACCCGCACTAGCGGATTCTTCTGGGCCCTCTTCCATCACCAGAGACCTCTCTGCGACGGAGACGCGGGGCTGTTCATGGTCAGCTCGGAAACGTCTCCGAACATCTCGGAGCGCAAGATCGTCCACAAAGACCTCGCTAGTCTTGAGTGGCTGGCCGAACGCGAGCGCGCATGGGGCCGGGGCTCCGCGCCGTGGACCTGGCACGTCGAGGGTCGCTTCCTGGCAAAGGGCCAGGGGTCCCTGTTCAGTGTCGACGAGATCACCGACGCGGAGATCCGGTGGGACGACGCGGAGCAGGGGACTGTCGAGGGCCGGTTGGCGCTGGGGATTGACGTAGCCGGCGACGGGTATGAGGGAGACGAGACGGCCTATGCCGTTCGCAGGGGCGACCGCATCGAGGAGATAGTCGCGCGCAAGGGACAGACCGCCGATGCCATCGTGCAGTGCGCGGCAGGCATGATCGCCCGGTGGGATCGGTCGGGGGACAGGGAGGACTGGCGGCCTAAGATAATCGTGGATCGCGACGGCGAGACGGGCGCCAGGGTCTACGATGCCCTGGTGGCGCACTCGCGGAACAACTCAGATTGTTGGGAAGTTGTGGGTTTCCGTGGCTCTCCCAGAGTTCTCGGTAACCTTGGGGAGAGCTTCCACCGCAACCGAGACCTCTTGTTCGGAACCTTTCGCTCGTGGCTCGCGGAGGGCGGGCAGATCCCCCAGGACATCCAGCTAGAGGCGGAGCTCATCATGCTGCGCTGGAAGGACGCCGAGGCGGCTGGCAAGGGCAAACAGGTCTTGATGCCCAAGTCGGACATGAGGGAGATCCTGCAGGGTCGCTCCCCTGACAGGGCCGATGCCTGTGCGCTCTCCACCTGGGGTGAGATTCGAGCCAAGGTCGCTGTAGAGGAACCCCCTCAACAAGCTCGCGACTACTACGACTCCGAGATAGGTAGAGGTCGAGCGGCTGACCCTTACAGAGGTGTGGGCCTACGAGGCGGCGGATATCAAGGAAGTCGACGCTAGTGGAGACCGTCACCGTCATCTCAACCGGCTGGAGCAGCCCGAACAAAGCCCGTTGTATCGAGAGCGTCCTGTCGCAGCGTGGCGTGGTGGTCGATCACAGGTACGTCGAGGCCAGTAGGCAGGAGCCCCCCCGCACCAAGATCGCGAACATCTGGCTCATCGTGCATGCTCTCCCCAAGGATCGCATCGTGGCCCTTGTAGACGGGGATGACTGGCTGGCCCATGATGGCGCCCTGGAGATCGTATCGGAGTATCACTCGCGCGGATCCTGGCTGACTTATGGTTCGTTCCTGTACTCGGACGGACGCCCGGGATTTGCCGAGCTCTACGGAGCGGATGAGAAACCCCGTGTTACTCGGTGGAAGGCGACGCACCTCAAGACATTCAGGGCTGGACTCTTCCAGCGTATCAAGTCTGAGGACCTACACTACCAGGGCAAGTGGGTCACTCACGCGGATGACTTGGCCTTTATGTTTCCCATGCTTGAGATGTGCGGGGTTGAGCGTCGCTGCTTTGTGCCCGAGGTCTTGTACACTTACGACCTCTCCGTCTCCCGTGAGTTTACCGCTCCGCACGAGCAGACGATCGAGAAGGCCATCGACGCACACCTCCGAAGCCTCCCTCCGTACCCAAGGATAGCAAGTTATGCGAGTCGCGATTAGTCACGCAGCTTGGGGTCCTGGACGCCCAGAGTCTCTCGCCCGTCTTCTCTCACAGCTTGGAAAGGAAGCGGATGTCTCCGTTTTCTCCAGCAAGCGGCCAGAGCCAGTAGTGGTATGGAGTAGGCGTCTTTGGGAGTTTGTCGAAGCGCAGAAGGAGCCCGTGCTCTGCGTGCAAGACGATGTGACGGTGCATCCCCAGATCCTGGAGGCGTGCGGGGTTCTGACCCGCTTCGTGTCGGACGAGATTCTCTGCCTGCACATGCAGAGTCCCGATGCAATCAAGGTTGCAAAGGAGGGGCACCACTGGTGCCGCATCTACTGGCTTTCGGCGCCGTGCTACATCCTGCCTCCGCCGATCGCGACTGAGCTGCTCGATTTCTGGTCGAAGAACATGGACAAGCTAGGGTGCCTCAATGAGGATGACATCGCGGTCATCTGGGCATGGACGAAGCAGAAACCGTTCTTGACTGTGCTCCCTGCGCTCGCATACCACGATCCCAACGTCCCGAGCACGTTGGGCTACGACGACCACCCGAACCGTGTCCCCTCTGTTCCATGGGTAGAGAAAGACAACGTGGTCGATCCAGGATTCTGGCACCGTCCCCCAAGAAGTCCGATGTGGGTTCCAGCGGGGCCGGTCGAATACTTGGACCGAGTCCGAAAAGCCATCGCGGGCGAGGGCCTTTGTTCCTGTTGCTCGAACGGTGAGGCGGTCGTCAAGTTTCCTCGTGGTACGAGAGTCTGCCACGAGTGTGCGAAGAAAATCACGCTGGCTACCATCGGGAGGATCCTCTGATGCTCATTTCGAAGCGCAACGTTCGCAGACTTGCAGCGGTCAAGCCCAACGATCCCAACGATCCCGAACCTGTCTTCCAGGCGCTCCTTCGTCTTCGCGAAGCTCTCCAAGTTCTCATGGTGGGGGACAACGAGCGGCAGAAGAACTCCGTCTCCGTCGTAGGTGCGGATGGCATCTCGCAGGATGCCAAGGATCGTCAAGTACAACTTGAGACGGTTCGAGAAGCCAACAACGCTCTCATCGACTGTCTCGCCGAAAGCATCGAGCGCGCGTCTTGAGCAAACTATTCTTGGGCACTCCGCTTCGTTCTGGGGGTGGTCTGCATCCCATCTATCTCAAGAGCGTCCAGCAACTTTCCGAGCACGTAGACCTCCTCTGGCCGGACGAGTTCTACTGGCAGGACATCGTGCGTGTGCGAGCCCGCATCGTGCAAGACTTCCTGGAGACTGACGCGACGCATCTGCTCTTCGTGGACGCGGATACAGGTTTCCGATCCGAGACCGTGCTGGGGATGCTTCAGGTTGGGGCTGACTACGTGGCGACCCCCTACCCCCAGAAACGCATCCACTTTGAACGTCTCCCCGAGTGTCTCAAGGGGCACGAGGACGAGCCCCCTGACGCACATCTCTACGACTACAGCGTGGGATTCCCCAAGGGGCGGGCTCCTCAGTTCGACCCGAAGACTTGTACGGTCGAGGACATTTCCTACTGTGGTCTCGGCCTCACGCTTTGCACCCGAGAGTGCCTGGAGAGAATGGTGACTCACTATGGCCAGGACTCAACCCTCGTCTTCCAGGACTCGTCTCGGCCTGGCGCAAAGCCCCGGCGAACTGTGTCCCTCTTCCAGCTCTTCATCCGAGACGAGCACCTCCTGTCCGAGGACTACTCGTTCTGCGTGCGGTGGCGAGACATCGGTGGAGTCATCCACCTGTACCTCGGTCCAGGCTCTCCGTGCGCCCACGTCGGCGAACACGTCTTTGTCGGCCACGTCGAAACGTTCGGCCTCAAGCGAGGCCCTCGAGAGGGCTGACCTCCTGGCTCGGGTCCTGGAGCTCAGGAGCGATCCTGAGTCCAAGGAGTATCGGAGGGCTCTCGGACTCCTGCTAGTTGCCTACCATGGGCTCATTGCCGGCGTCGCTTACGCGTATCGGCGGAAAACGCGGCATTTGCAGCTCCAGGACCTCATCGCGGAGGGGCAGATAGGGTTCTGCGCCGGGGTCGAGAGGTTCGATCCGGGCTACGGCGCGCAGCTCTCGACCTACGTGGGCTACTGGGTCCGGACGCAGATCTGCAGGGCGGTGAGGGACCAGGAGAGCGAAATCCGGGTCCCGCGGGATAGTGGCGCGAGGGCCATGCGGCCGGTAGACCTGCATGACTGCGGGGACGCCTTCGTGGCGGCCGCCCACGACCCCCTAGAGTCGCTGACGGAGGCGCAGGAGCGGGGAGAGCTGCCGGATCTCCTGGCTGGCCTGACCGTCAGAGAGAGGACGATCGTCCAGCTGCGGATACGGGGTTTCACCTGTCGGGAGGTCGGTCGTCTAGTCCGGCTCAGTGCGCAGCGCGCGAGCACGATTGAGACCCTCGCAGCGGCGAAACTGCAGCGGATTTACGCGAGAAGGCACCGGCGCCAGTAGTGTGACATAGAATGTCACACTAAATCTCTTAGGCCAAGTGTTCCCGGCGGGGACACAAGGGAGGCGTGGGACTACGCGACATCGCTCGTGCTCTACTCGGCATCAGTGCCTATCAGGTGCCGTCCGAGTCGATTCGCACGGGCCTGGACATCGACGACCCTGCGGTGCATGCAGTCCGCAGCGCTCTCGGCGGGCAGCTCCAGAGCATTCCTGTCACCACTCTGCGGTGGTACCTCGACGACCTGGAGACCGCCCAGTACGAGGCGGACGCGGGCGAGCTCGCCCTCGCTGCGAGGCTCTACAGGGCCATGCGGCGGGATGGCGTTCTCGCGGGCCTGCTCGGTACTCGGACCTGCGGCCTCGTGCGGCTGCCCAAGCGGTTCTACGGTGAACCGTCTCTCTGCGCGGAGCTGCGGACCCGCAATGGCTCCCGGTCGGTCTTTGACGACATGTGTCCGCCTTCGGAGCTGGCCCTCCAGGCATCGGACGGCATCGTACTGGGGGTCGGCATCGGGGAGCTGGTGCCGGTACCCGGCAGGGATTTCCCCATCCTCATCCGGCTCGATCCTGAGTTCCTGACCTACAACTGGTCGCTCAACCGCTGGCGGTACGCGTCTGTCGCAGGGCTCCTCGACGTCACCCCCGGAGACGGGCGCTGGGTGCTTCACAGCCCTGGCGGACGGATTGCCCCCTGGCAGTCGGCTCTCTGGCCTGCTCTCGGGCGGTCGTTCATCAACAAAGAGCAGGCGCTGCTCAATCGATCGAACTACGTCTTCAAGCTCGCGAACCCGGCTCGCGTTGCCCATGCTCCCATTGGGGCGAACGAGGAGCTGCGCAAAAACTTCTTCGAGAGGGTGATGGCTTGGGCGACCGACACCGTGTTCTCTCTGCCCGTAGGCTGGGATGTAACCCTTCTCGAATCCAAGGGCGAGGGCATCAAGGTCTTCCAGGAAGTCGTTGACACGTCGAATCACGAGATGGCCGTTGCCATCGGCGGGTCGACCATTCCGATGGACGGGGGGGCCGGCTTTCAGAACAACGACATCCACAAGGCCATCCGGTCTGACCTCATCCAAGACACGGGGGATGCCCTCGCGTACACGGTTAATACGCAGATCCTTCCCCCGTGGGTGGCTCAGCGCCACGGCATTGAGGCCATCCGCAACGGGCCAAATGTCGAGTGGGTCACCGCCACGCCAAAGGATCTCAACTCGCAGGCCGCGAGCCTGGTTGCCGCGAGCAACGCCATCAAGGGACTCGATGAGGCCCTGCTGAATCACGTCGGTCCTACGGGACGGCCCATCCGCATCGACCCGACGGAGATCTGCATCCGGTTCGACATTCCTATCCTGGGGGAGGAGGTCGACGGACAAACCGACGAGGTTGCCGAGGCCCGTGCCAGGGCGACGCAACCCAAGATTTCCTCAAGGCTCGAAGAGGACGACGAGCAACGCGAAGTGATAGCCGCTGCCCGTGCCAGGGCGGTGCAACCCCCCAGGTCTTCCACAAAACTCGGGACAAAACTCCGATGAAACGCAGGGCACTCTTCGTCCCCGAGGGTCAGCTACTCGCCATCCACGCGAGCGCGCTGGCTGCCAGCTTCACGACCCACGATGACACCAAGTCCCCCTTCCTCAAGATGGGGGACGCTGCTGTCGTAGACATCCGGGGCCCGCTCGTGCAGCACTCTGGGGGCTTGTGGCTCTCCTACGAGGAGGTCACAGCCTCGGTCAAAGCGGCAGCAGCGTCCCCCTGCATGGGGGTCGTCCTTCGCATCGATAGTCCTGGCGGGGATGCCCTCGGAGTCGGTGAGTGTGCCCGAGAGCTTCGGGCCATCTGTCAAGCTTCGCAGAAGCCTCTCCTGGCCTTCGTGGACGGGATGACGTGCTCTGCGGCGTACGCCCTCGCTTGCTCGGCACAAGTCATTGTCACCCCACCGGCAGGCTTGGTGGGCAGCGTGGGCACTTACCAACCTCTCGTCGACGCGACGGTGGCGGACGCCCTTCAGGGGCTCAAGTACACGATGGTTTCATCGGGTGCTCGCAAGCTCGACGGAAACCCCCACACGGTCACGTCCGCGGGTGCTGTGACCGAGGCGCAGAGGCGGGTCGATGAACTCGCCCATCTCTTCTTCGAGTTGGTTGAGGAGATGCGTCCGGTAGCTTCAGTCAAGAAGCTCGAAGACCTCGAAGGGGCGGCCTTCCTCGGCAAGGAAGCTGTCGCGTCAGGTCTCGCTGACATGGTGGGTTCGTTTCACGAAGTGCTCGGGATGGTCTCGGGCGCAACTCAGGCCACGGCTTCGGCCAAGGTCATGGAGAGCAAGATGGCTGAAGAGAAGAAGGCCGGTTCCAAGGCCGAGATCCGCAAGGCACTGGTTGCTGCGATCACCGCAGCGGTCGCGTCCGCGTTCCCCGAGGACGACGACGAGAAGAAGGACGACGACAAGAAGGACGAGCCCGCGAAGAAGGACGAGGAGAAGTCCGAGTCCGAGCCCGACAAGAAGGACGAGGAGAAGTCCGAGTCCGAGGGCGACAAGAAGGACGAGGACAAGAAGGACAGTCCTGCGGCCAAGTCCCAGGTGGTTCAGCTCGCTTCGGAGCTCCACTCGCTCAAAGCCAGCATCGCCAAGGAGCGTGAGGACACGGAGCGTGCGAAGCTCCTGGCCAGCCGTCCCGACTTCTCTTCCAGCGTCCGCAAGACGTTGGCAAGTGTGTCCCTCGCCGAGCTGAAGTCGGCGTGCGAGACCTGGGAGCATGCACCCTACAACCCTGCCGCCGCTGCCAACGTGACGGGCACCCAGGGCAACCGCAAGGACGTGGACAACTGCCCGCCCAAGGTCGCCGCCATGATGGACGAGGCCATGGGCCTCAAGGCTCAGGGCGGTGAGGCCATGACGCGAGAGGCCCACGGCTTCTCGACGGTCTTCAACCCCATTACCCCCGAGCGCGCGCGAGCGATCATCGCGAGCAAGAACGGAAAGGCAGTCTGACCATGGCAGATCTCACACAAGGCCGGATGGCCCAGCCGATCTCCTTCAAGAGTGGATCGGTCGTACTCGCAGCTTCACAGACCGTCTACAAGGGCGGCGTCGCGTGCATCGACCCCGGCACCAACGCCTTCAAGAAAATGGCAGGGGGCAGCGCCAACGCCAGTCTCATGCCGGTCGGGATGTTCGCCGAGGACGCCGTAACCACTGATGCCGGAACGGGCCGGGTCATGGTCGTCCTCAACCAGGAGCTGTGGGGCCAGTGGCTTGACAACGCCGGGGGAGGGTCGGCCGTCACAACCGCGAACCTCTACACGAACTGCTACGCCTCGGATGACCACACCGTCTGCAACGTGTCGGGCAACGCGTTCGCGGGAACCGTGTGGGATCTCGACACCCTCAAGGGCGTGTTCGTCGTCTTCTTCGACACCCTCGGATACTGACGGGCTCAGCGCCCACGAAAGGAACTGAGTCATGCCAGGCAACATCATCGACGCAACATTCGTCCACTCCTTCGAGCGGCGGATGTCAACCATCCAGGAGTCCGAGTACGTCCGCAGACTGGCGGACCGATTCACCTGGTGGACCAAGGTCTCGAAGACGCGCCCCATGCAGGGTGCAACGGAACGTCTCGCGTGGTTCCTGGAGACGGCGACCATCGACCCCGTGGGGCCCGCGGGCTCCGGATCTATCAGCTTCGAAGAGCTGGTCACGCAACAGGCGGTCTACCCGACCTTCCGCCACGGCAAGGGCATCAAGGTCGAGCGCGATCAGCTTGAGTTCCTCGACGGCTCGGGGTTGAACACCCTGGCCGAGTGGAGCCGGATGGTCGGCAACGAGATCGCGTACGTCCCGCAGCGTCTCATGGCTCAGATGATCCTCAACGGTGGCAACACCGACGGATCCGCGAACGCCTACGACGGCTGCCCCTTCTTCGTCAACCCCGTCACGGGCGCGGCCACGGGGTTCACCACGGGTCACCCACTCAACCCGTTCAATCCTAGCATCGGAGGGTACTTCAACTGGCTCACGGGCAGCCCCACGAGTAGCTACCCAGGCGCTCTCCCCATCGACGACAGCGTGACGGTCGACCAGGCTCTGGAGAACCTCGGCAAGATCATCGCCTGGATCTCGACCGTCAAGATGCCGAACGGGAAGGACCCGAGGATGCTCTCCCCGGTGTTCATTTTGGCGCCTCCGGCCATGGCCCCCCGGCTCCGTCAGCTCACCCACGCCAAGGTCCTGGCCATGACGGCAGGGGCTTACGGTGGGCACGGTGGTGGTGGTGCAGACGTCGAAGCACTCATCACGGGATGGGGACTCGGCGAGCCCATCATCGCGCAGGAGCTTCAGGCCTCGCAGTCGTACTCGACCAAGATGCCGGTCGTGGTCGCATCCACCGGCAACACCTCGTTCATGTCCGAAACGGTCACGGGCTCGGACACGACCTTCTACATCTTTTGCGTCGAAGCCTCGACCAGCCAGCTCGGAGCCCTGCTCTACCTGACCAGTTCGCCGTTCCAGGTGCGGTACTACACGGGCGACACGGGCGGCACCGGGATGGATGCAGTCCTCAACCGTGCGAACGAGTTCGAGTACCACGTCCAGGGCCGCATCTCGACAGGGTTCGGCCACCCGTACGCGCTCTTCAAGGTCGGCCCCTGACCTGATCCTTCGGTTGAACTCTTCCCATCGCGGGAAGAGTTCAGTCGACTCCAGCCCCACACTTCCCCTGCCAAAGCGGGGGAGGCTGGGGCTTTCGGGGTGTTCGCGCCATGAGTTTTCCCGCCCTCGACCTTGCGACATTCTCCACTCGGACGACGATTCCGACCGGGGACGTTGCTGTCGTCGAAGGGAACCAGCCCGGGTACGTGAACCAACGCATCGCGACGCAGACGGGGTGGCTCTACAATCGGCTCCGCAAGCGGTACGCGAAGACGATCCCCTTTGGGCAGACGGCACCCTCGCTTCTCGCCTGGGGGATCTCTCCGCCCGCCGTGACCCTCATCGGGCGAACTGTTCTCGGGTCGATCCTCGTGAGGATTCAGGTGACGACCCCCGGTCCTCTCGGCACCGCGGTTGTCATGTACACCATCAACGGGGGCTCAACGTGGACGACCAGCGTGACCACGGCTCCCACAGTGCTCCTTGGCACTTCTGGGATGTCTGCCGTGTTCCCTGTGGGCACGTACGACACGAGCAACCAGTACGCAGCCGCGACTCCCGTCCCCGAGAGCTTCTTGGATTGGCTCACCGTGCTCGTCTCGAACGATGTCATGTGGAAGCGGGGAACCAACCCGCAGGATCCAGCCATCGTGGCCCTCACGGAGCGTCGCAAGCAAGTCCTCGACGAAGTCAAGGAAGCGGCTGACTCCAAAGACGGGCTGTTCGACCTCCCCATCTCGGATGACGAGCAGTCCGCCATCTCCTCAGGGGGGCCGATGGGTACCTCGAACGCGTCTCCATACGCCTGGACGACACAGACGGGGAATGCAGGACGAGCGCAGGATGCAGGCCGGTGGCGAGGCTCCCGATGACCGGCGACGCCCAGCTCCTTGAGATGATCCGCAGGGTCGAGAAGCTCGGCTCCGAGGGTATCTCCGAGCTGTCAAAGGCCGCAGCCCCGAGGATCGAAGAGATATCCAAAGCCAGCGCCGCAGCGGGCATGACCCCCGACGGTCAGACCTGGAAGCCGAAGAAGGACGGGGGCAAGCCCCTTCAGAACGCAGCAGCGGCCGTCGAGTGCATCGCCCTCTTCGACCGCATCAAGATTCGTCTCGTCGGCACAGCCACGGGCTCACAGAAGGTACAGGCCATCCAGAACTTGACTCGTCCCATCATCCCCGCCCGCGGCGGAGAAATTCCAAAGCCGCTTGTCGAGACGCTCAAGGACGTAGCAGGCCGAACCTTCAAGCGAATCATGGGGGGCGGCTGATGTTCCAAACGCAGGACTCCAGCGTCCCCATCCTCACTCCCTTCCTCGATCCACTCATCGAGGTCACGGAGAAGGTTCGCACCTGGTTCGCGGACCCCTTCGTCCTCGCGATGCTGACGCAGCAGAACATCACCCCTCCGCAGATTGGGGTGACCAGCTACAACGCTCGGGAGCAGCAGCTCAATCAAGGTGTGGGGCAAGCCAACCGCATCGTGTTCATGCCGGGCAGCTGGCCTGACGGCTCCAACCAGGGCGTGCTCGTGGCTCCTGTTCGTCGCAAGGGCGTCTACGAGCGCGTCAACGCGACTTGGGAGCGCATCGTGACCGCGTCCGTGTGGGCTGTGGACAGCTCCGACGCGTCCAACCAGGAGAAGCAGATCCAGGCGGTCTCCTCGCTTCTCAACACGCTGCACACTGCACTCCGCGATGTCCTCCAGGGGGACTTCCCTGGCATCGGAGAGATCTTCCGTGACCCCAAGGTCGGTTCAGGGAACCAAGCCTTCGGCATGGAGCTGCTCTTCCAGTTTGTGTTTCGGTGCGAAATGCGCGGGCTCCCAGTCAATGTTTCCGGTGTGCCGGTCACCCCCGTCATCAACAGTTGAAGAGGTAAGCGATGCTTCCGTCCGTCCAAATCTCCAAAATCAACGCGAATGCTGGGACCGTACCTGCCTCCTCGAGGGGTATCTCGTGCATCATCGCCCCGTGCTCGGGTGGTTCTGCCATCTCCAACGTCCCGTCCTCGTGGAACAGCCCGTCGCTCGTGCAGCAGACGTTCTTGTCGGGCCCTCTCGTCGAGATGGCGGCCTACGAGATGACCGCGACGAATCTCCCCGTCGTTTTGGTCAAACCTACGACCTCGACAGTAGCCACGTACGGCAACATCACTTCGGTACTGAACGGTAGCTCGACGTTCGCTCCGGCTACGGCCAGCCCCGCGCTCATCGCGGACGACTACAACGCCGTCGCGACCGCTACGGTGGCCTCGCCCCTTCCCCAGGGGTGCGCAGGCGTCGTCGTCGCCTTCACCGTGGGTGGGGCCCTCGGCACCCCGGGAATCCAGTACGTCTACTCCCTGGACGGCGGTAACTCTTGCTCGGCTGTGCAGAACCTGGGGGTGGCCACCACGATTGCCCTCGTGGAGCCCGTCACCGGAGCCGACACGGGTGTTCGAATCGCGCTGGGTGCCGCGGCCACGATCGTCACCGCGGGCGACTACTTCTGGTTCGTCACGACGGGCCCTCGCATGACCACAGCCGACCTCACGAGCGCCCTCGCGGCCCTCTACGTCTCCAAGCAGCCTTGGGATCTCATGCTCGTCCACGGGGAGACCGATTCCAGCTTCGCCAACGTCATCCAGCCGTGGATCAACACGCTCAACGCAACGGGACGGTACACCACGGCCCTCATCAACACACGATTCAAAAATCAAACACCGGGTGCGGTCGAGACCGAGGTGGCCTACCAGACCGCCATGGCCACCGTGGCCGGGGACATCGTGGGCAACGACCTCATCGTCGGCGCGGATGGCGGTGCCTACGTCTCGCCCCTCACAGGCATAACCAAGGCCATGCCATCCTCGATGTATGCCCTCGCCCGCTGCGAGGCCAACAACGTCGGAGTCGACCCTGCCGAAGTTGACATAGGGGCACTCCCCAACTGCAACATCGACAACCCGCAGCTCACCCCGGCCTACCACGACGAGGCCGTGACCCCGACTCTCGACAGCCTGCGCTTGACGACCCTGCGTTCGTTCTTCGACCGCCCAGGCGCGTATATCACCAACTGCTACCTCATGTCGAGCCCAGGCTCCGACTACATATACATCCAGAACGACCGCACGATGAACACGGCCTGTGCGCTGGCCTACAGCCTGCTCACGAGCCTGCTGTCGAAGGGTGTGCCCCGCAACCTCAAGACGAGCTGCATCCTGGAGCCCACGGCCAAGGCCTGGGAAGACCTCATCACCTCCCGCATCGCGAAGGCGCTCACGGGGCAGGTGAGTGGCATCACGTTCACCATCTCGCGCACCGACAAGCTCACAGGCAACGGTCCGCAGACCATCCACGCCACGGTCAGCAACGACAGCCTCGTGTACGTCAAGACCTTCGAAGTTACCGCGGAGTTCGTGTCGACTTTGTGAAAGCCCTGACAGGGCAAGGGAGTAAGTAGTCATGCCAGGTGCAGATCGCAGTAGACTCCAGGGACTCGCATTCACCGGCGTTTCGTGCCTCTTTTCGATTACCACGGCGGGTGGCAACCAACTCGCCAACCTCGAAGGGGTCATCGGTCAGGGGTACGAAGAGAAGCGCACCCGACCCATCATCTACGGCAGCCGTCGCGATGGCCAGCCCATCGGCAAGGGCTCGGGCCGCTACGAGCCAGGGTTGCTAACGATGGATGTCGAGGAGGCCACTGCGGACCTCATCACCGACGCCCTCGCGGCAGAGGCTGATGACGGCGCGAGCTTCGGCGATGTGGACTTCGATGTCCAGATCCAGCTCTACGAGCCGAGCAAGGCCATCGAGGTCATCAACTTCTCCTTCGTAGGGTGCAACGTCGACTCGGACAAGGGGGACTATCCAACAACGCCGGATGGCCTCAAGAAGAGCTTCGGCTTCTCGTTCCTTGCCAAGATCGGCAACAACGGGAAGACGTTGTTCTCGCAGGTGAGGACCACATGACTCCGACCCTCGACGAAGAACTGGCGGAAGTCGAAGCGCAGCTCGCTAAACTGGAAGAGCAGCGCGAAGCAGAGGCCAAGCAGCACCGAATCGACCTCGGCAAGCTGCGGCTCAAGTACAGCTCGGAACTCGGGAAAGAGGGGCGCGATTTCGCCATCGTGGATACGGTGGAGGGCGTCGTGGTCATCACCCGAGTTCCCGCCATCGTCGCCAAGAAGTTCCGTGACTCCATCTCGGGGGACAAAGAGAACACGCCGCAGAAGAGCTACGAGTATACGGCGCCCGGAGTCGCGCATCCCGACAAGGACACCTACAAGCACTGGTGCGATGTCGCGGACTTCATCCCGGTCATCGTCGCCAACGCCCTGACCACGCTGCACGGCATCGTGGACGCGGAGAAGAAGGGAAAACACTGAGGCTCTACGAGGAAGCCCTCGCAGACACAGGTATCGCGGCAGCATGTATCCAGGCTCTGTTCGACCACGAGGTCTCTGAGGAAGGGGATGCCGACCGCGCCCACGTAGGAGCCAGAATCATCGCGGGGAAGTGTTTGAGTTGACGGAGGCTCGGGACTCTTGGCGGACGCACAGGCACAGTTCACTATTGACCTTAAGGGAGACCTCAAGGCGCAGTCGAAGGAGGCTTCGAGTGCCCTCAGTGAGCTTCGCGACAAGATCAAGGGCAACCAGTCTGAGATCGAGGGGTACAAGTCTGCCCTCAAGGCCCTCAAGGGCAACTCCGATGAGGTCAAGGCAGCACAAGCCGAGCTGAAGTCCAAGCTAGATTTGGCCAAGAAGAGCCTCGAAGACAACAAGGTCTCCGCTCAGCATCTCAAGGACAAGCTCACGGAACTCCGAGCTGCTAGTCACCAACAGGCCGCAGCAGCGAAGGAGCAAAAGGAGAGCTTGGACAAGCTCACCAAGTCCCTGCAGATGGCTGGGGGGCCCTTCGCTAGTCTTGCGAACGCCATGAACCGATACAAGGAGGCCATGGAGACGGGCCACGGCCCGGCGATCCTGATGGCAGGTGCACTCCAAACGGTTGTTGTTGCCGCCTTGGCATTTACGGCTGCCATCATCGGAGCAGAAGTGGCCTTCTTCAAGTGGGCCGTGGGCGCCGCCGATGCAGCTCGCAGCCTAGATCTCCTGCAGGAAGCTGCTGCGGGCAGTGCGGAGAACTCTGCTGCGATGACGAGCCAGATCGATGCAATGGCTCGCAAGGTTCCCACGGCCCGTGACGAGCTTCAGAAGCTCTATCAGGAGACCTACAGGCTCAACAACCACACAACGATGAGTGGACAGGCCATTCAGTCCACCTACGAGGCCATCGCTCAGTCCAGCGCCGCCATGGGGGACGAGGTAGGCAAGCAGATCGGGAACCTCATCACCCGCTCCAAGATGGTTGGGGTCATTCGCATCACCCCACTGGACGTCCAGGGCACGGGTGTCGACTACGAGAAGGACCTTGTAGAGCCTCTCGCCAAGGCCATGAACAAGGCGGGCCCCATCACCGCTGAAGCCATGAACAAGGCTCGTGCTCAGCTGGCCATCGGCGGCCTCAAGATGGAGGCAGGGGCCCAGTTCGTTGCCGACGCTGTCAACAAGCGGTTCGGGGACATCAACATGCGCCAGATGCTGAGTCTGGGCGTCATGTGGACGAAGCTCAAGGAGACATTCGTCTCCTTCACCCGCAGCATCAATCTCGACCCGCTCCTCAAGGCCGTTCAGCACTTCTTCGACATGTTCAAGGGGGAGAACGACGTAGGCACGGCACTCAAAAACATCATCGACATCCTGGGTAACCAGATGGTCGACAGCATCTCGAAAAGTGGTCCCAAGGTCGAAGAGTTCATCAAGCAGCTCATGGCCGATATAGAGAACTTCACCATCGACTGTCTGGAGGGCAAAGACTCCCTCATGGACATGTTCAAGGTGAAGCCGGATGACATGCTCACGGACTTGAAGGAGATGCTCCAACTCGCCAAGGACCTCTTGGTGATACTCGGCGCGCTCAACAAAGCTCGTGAGGGTGTGGCTACGATCATCGCAGGGGCCGCGTCCCTGCCGGGTGCGGCCCATGCCTCCGACCTCCAGGATCAGGCCAAGGCATACGCAGCAGCGGCCAAGGCGCGACAAGAAGCAGGTGGGGTCAAGTCAGGCTACAAACCCCACGAGGCACCCGCGAGCTATCCTGCCGTCCCGACTCCTGCGAACTCGGGCCCGCCCGTTTTGGCTCCAACCTCGTCTCCCCCGCACGCAGAGGGCGGTATCGTAGGCGCGCCCGCACCGGGTGAGTTCTGGGCGTCCGTCGCACCAGGAGAGCAGATCGTTCCGGCAGGGGCTTCACCCGGAGGGGGTGGCGGGGGCATCACCATCCAGACGCTCAACGTCAACATCGAAGCCAAGGGGGGCACGGGCAAGGAGATCGCTCAGGGCCTCGTGGAGGAGTCCTTCCTGGAGAAGCTGACCCACACGTTCGAGGTCGCGCTCGGGAACATCGGCATCGGAGTTCAGGAACCCACATGAGCACGACAGCCCCCTACGTCATCGCCCAGAACTCTGCTGGGCTCCCGAACCAGGACTACTTCTGCCTTGGCGGGGGACAGGCGGGTTCGGTCGCGGTCAGCCCTGGTAAGTGCGTGGTCTCGGGTCTCAATCGTCCCCAGGGGTGGGACGTGCGCAAGGGCTACGCCCTCTCAGGCGCAACTGTGGTGCCCACGGGCTCAAACCTCAGCAAGTTCAGCGTCATCGTGACTGTGTGGGCAGGGGCGCAGTATTCCGAGTGGAAGGATTTCTCGAACACGTACCTCACCAGGGCCGCAGTGCTCGTGTCGGGTACCGTGACTCCAAAGGCCCTCTCCATCGTGCATCCGGTCGTCAACGACCCGCCCTATTCGATCACCGAAGTCGTGGTCGAGGACGTCGTCGCCCTTCGGGAGAACGATGACGGAATCTACGAGTTCGAGATTCACTTCCTGGAGTACCGCAAACCACTTCCTGCCATCGGGAAGCCCGCGGCGGCCACCCCTGTGGCGGCCAACCCGGTACCCTCGGCCTCTGACAAGGCGTTGGCAGCCGCCAATGCTCGTGCAGCAGCTTACCGAGCTGCCCATCCGGCGACCCCATGAGCGACTACAGCATCAGCCTCAACGGAATCCGCTGCGTCAGCCTACGGCTTGTGACGTGCTGGAAGGGTACGTTCTTCGCGGACTGTTCCCTCGACTCTGACTCTACGCCGGTGACATCTGCGGACGTGCCCTCTGGGGTGGTCACGATCACCATCGCTGCTGGAGACTCTGGAGAGCAGCCCATCACCATCATTGGGACGGTCGACCCCAACAACTCGGGACGCTTCGTGTCGACCGTCCCGGTGCGTGTCATCGGGGGTTATGGCTGGCTCCAGAAGGTATCTGCTCAGCACTTTCACTCGGACGCAGGAGTCTCCAGCGTCACGGTGGAGAAAGCCACGGCAGCAGTGGTCGGTGAGAAGATCATCGATCCGTCCCCCGTGCTCCTGGGAACGGATTGGGTTCGAGTGGCCGATGAGCCTGCATCCTCCGTGTTTCAGCAACGGGACTGGTACGTAGACACGGACGGGATGACCCAGGTGGTTAGTCGTCCCACGACGACTCCAGACTCTAGCGTGGAACTTCTCTCGTGGGACCCGTTGCACCAGCATGGCACCCTCTCGGGAGACGCCCTGGTGCTCCCCGGCACGGTCATCACCGATGCTCGCTTCGACGGCCCTATCACGGTACGGGACGTGGTGCAGACGTGGGATCACTCAGGCACCAAGATCGAGATATGGTGTGGTCAGACGGCCAACACCAAGCTCATGACAGCCATGCAGCACATGGTCAGGGTCTTGGGAGGTGTCTCGGGGCTCAAGAGGTACCGCTACCGTATCGTCACGCAGAATGGGGACGGTAGGCTCGTTCTTCAGGCCGTGCAGAATCCCGACGGTTCGAAGAGCGACGCGCCTGACCTGAATCCCGTGGCGGTAGCCCCCGGGATGAGTGGGCTCTCCGCCCTCTACAAAACCTCCAGTGAATGCACCGTGGCCTTCATCGCGGGGGACAAGAGCCAGCCTTGGGTTGAGTCCTTCGACAACGCGAACCTCCCGACGGAGCTGACCCTGGACGCCTCAAGTGTCGTCCATGTCGGCCCCAACGCCACGGTGAAGCTCGCGGAGAAGTCCGCAGGTTACCTGGGGGCTCCCTTGGGTCGAGTGGGTGATGCCGTGACCGTCATGCTTCCGCCGTTGTGTCCCCTCAGCGGCACCCTGAACGGCGTTCCGATCCCTCCTGGCACCCTGTTCCTTTCGGTGCCGTTCCCCTTGCCAGGTGCCATCCAGACGGGCGCACCCTCAGCTCTAGGTTGACATGCTTTCCACGATCGGCGTCCTCAGCATTCTGGCTCTCGCGGCTCCCACGTTCGGGATCTATGCGAGCCTCATCGTGCAGTTGGGCGTTGAGATTCAGGCCCTGCTGACCATCACGGCACAGCTCAACATCCAGCTCCCCACACTGGCTCTGTCTCTTCAGGTTCTCCTGGACATCCTTGTCGAGCTACAAGCCGACCTACAGCTCACGTTGCCCAGCGTGAGTCTTTACCTGTCGCTCCAGGCCGAGCTGGCCATCCTCTTGGGCATCGTGGCGGCGCTTCAGCTCTCCCTCTCGGTTGCGGCCGTGGGTGGGATCTACGTCTTGACCTATGGGGGCCCGGGTAACGAGCTGGGGAGCGCCATCTCTGGCTCGGGTGCGTTCACCACCGCGCCTGTCACAGCGATCATCCTCGGAGCCACATCCTCCGCTGCGTTCGCGGCGATGACGGAGATCTTCAACGGCGTCCCCTTCGGCCCAGGGCTCAACGTCGTCGGGGAACTCACGTTCTCGGCGTTCATGGCCTCGACGTTCACTCTCCTGGCCAGCCTCTTCGGGGAGTTCAACAGCCGGTACAAGGCCATGCTGTCCGCGTCGGCCCGCATCTCCGTGGAGCCCCCCACGGTGGCCGCAAGTGTGACCCTCGCGGCTCAGATCGAAGCGAGTCTCAAAGCGGGCATCCAGTTCGGGATGCCCGAAGTGTCTGCAGCCATTGTGGCCAGCGTCCAAGCTCGCATCGCGCTCATCGCCAGCTTGATTGCTCAGATCAACGCGGCCCTCTCTTGGGGCACGGACGGCTTCGATGTCTTAAAGTACGTTGGAGCGGGCAACGGGATGG